AGCTTTAGCTTGAGTAGTACCTAAATCTAATGGTGTTTGATTTAGATTTACTGGTGAAGATGTTGCTAAAGATTGACCACTATCTATTACTGTAGTTCCTTTTCCACTAAAAGTATCTATTACTTTTTCTATATTTTTTAATTTGTCCTCTAATGATTCTTCAGCATCTTTTTCTTTTTCTTTATCTTTTGTAGTAATAATTCCTTCATCTTTTTGATGACTTTCTTCATATACTTTAGCATCACCAGTATCTTCTATTATTGATTTGGTTGCTATATCAGTTTCTTTATCATCATCTTTTAATTCAGTTACTTTTTTATCTTTAATTTTAATGAATTCATTTTCTTTATCATTATTTATATTTTTTAAAGCATTACCAGTTTCTCTTAAAAAATTTAAATTAAATTCCATAATTCTCCAATAAAAGGAGGCCCGAAGGCCTCCCTAAATTATTTATCTATTAGCTCCAAGGGGTAACCATTGTACCCGAACCATTTAAAGCGCAGTCGATAAGCCAAATGCCATCAGCTGCTGCTCTACAATAAACTATTGAACCTCCTAGTCCACCTCGTGTACTACCGTCCAAAGTTAAAGTATCAGCTCCTGCCGCATTGAATCCTTCTACAGAATTATCTCCTGTATCAACATACATTGCAGTTCCTTGAAATACATCAGCTGTACTTCTACCTGCTGCACTTCCTGCATTCAAAGTAAAAGTTTGACCTGATAGATTTGCTGTTAATAGAAATGTATACATCAATCCAACTCTGTTTGTAGAGGTTGGATCATCAGTTCCTGCTGATGCAGGTGTTGCTGTAGTAATGATTTCAGGTAAATTAAATATAACTGTGTTATTCGCCAGTTGTACTACTTTACCTTGATACAAATCGATGCCAGCTATATCTGTACCACCATCAACAGTACCTGCTCCTATTGTGCCTGTGTTCATTGCTGGACCTGTTCCTAAGAATCCTCTTAGTGATCTAACTGGTCCACTAAATGTTGATCTTCCCATAAGTCTATCCTCCTTTTAAAAATAGTCTGCTTTCGCAGTCGTTTGGGTTAAATACTAGGCGCCGAAGCGCCTAGCATTGATTAGTGATTACGCAGCTCCTTCAGAGCCGTATACACCTCTCCAGTCAGTAAAACCGAAAGAATATCTTTCTCTAACTTTGTATCTTAAATTACCAGTTTCAAAATCGCCTTCTACAGCTTTTTTGATTGGTGATCTAAGGAAGTGTTTCATTCCATCTGGGCAATCAGTTAATATGAAGTATTGATCAGGGTCAGTAAATCTTTGATTTACTACAACGCCTTCAGGGATCATACCCATATTTCTTAATGCATTGATGTCATTGTCAGCAGTTCCCGGTCTTAAATTAGACTTAAGGATTCTTTCTGCAATAAACACCAATTGAGGTGGAACCGCAAGTTTTCTTCCTGATAAAGCAACAGGTATACTTCTGTCATCAACAGCAGTTGAGATTTGAACTAAAAGTGTCTCTAAAGACGTTTCAGATAAATCTGCAGGTGTGCCTAAGATGTTAGAAGCAGTACCGCCACCACCAAGAGGGTGAGAAGGGTCAAGTAAAGCTTCGCCGTCTCCTCCTATTGAAGTAGTAGTTGCATTATTAAAGATATTTGCACCTTTTATTTCTTTTGTTTGTTGCATTGATCTTGCTAGTGCTCTTGCGTATTTAGCGCCTAGAGAACCGTACAAGCCATCTTCTTCAGCTTCTTCAGTTATTGCGAAAGCTAAAGCGACAGTTTCATGCACATATCTAGAAACAAAGCCTTCTCTGCCAGAATCATAATTGATCATGGCACCTTCAGCTTTAGTTGGTGCAGCACCGAATCCGATCATTTGTACATCTTCTTCGAATGCTTTCATTGATTGCTCTGTAGAATATAAAGCTCTCCATTGTTCTGGATATCTATCATATTCCATACCAAACACGGTATTTAAACCTAGATTGAGCTGTTTGGTAAAAAGTGCTCTATTTAAAGCCATTTTTTAACTCCTATTGTTAAGGTTAAATACCAGCTTGACGAGTACCATATAGAGATAGATTAATTACTACTTCTACATCAGCGTCAGCGCCAACTGCATTTTTAGGATAATCAATTAGACGAAGGATTCTCAATGATTGCGCAGTTACGCCCAAAGTTGAGATGGCTAATTCGTCAGTTGAATGTCCATAGGTTGAATTATAAGTTCCAATAGTAATATTTGCCGTTTCGCCAACATTTGCGTTTGCGAAAGTTCCATTACATTGGATCTTGTATGTTATATTTGGATCATCATACACGTATGCTTTAATCGGATCATTCGATTTAGCAGTTGTGGCATTGGTCCAAACTTTCTTAAATTTAACATCGCCTGTGTCATTCTCGATGTATTCAACACCATAAAAAACCCCGAGCACTACTCCGCCAGTTGTTCCTCTGATAATTGTACCATCGGTATGAAGTGCAACAATATCACCACTTGCAAGATTGGCTGCATAGCCGTTTGCAATAGCATATTCATTAGCACGAATAACACCGCCTGTTAAATGTCTTAACGGTGTAAAACCGTTAGGTGCATCTACATTTGCCATAGTTATTTGTCTCCATAGTTAGTTTGTTACTCTTTAAAGCCGCCTCTAGTAACAGAACTTTTATAAGACCTTTGTATGGGTTGTCCGGGTGATTCTACTCTATTCATATCTTGAGCAACTGAAGTCATTAAACTTTCAGTCATTTTTGCGTAATATTCATTACGTTGATTTACCATTTCAATTGGCATTTCACAGAGTACCATTCCTTCTATACCTATACATCCCACAAACTTGCCATGTTCTATCGTTGGAAAGTGTTGACTATCTTTGACAGTTTTAATGTCTCTTGGTTGCCAACCTTCTCTCAATCGTTTAGCTACATTTGTCGGCGTTTCCTGTCCTAACACCATAGTTGCTACCCATCTCTGAGCCATACCAGGTCTTGCTTCAGGCGCTTCTAATAAGTTACTAGGTCGCCATTTCGAAACTGTTGCAGATTTTTCTACTCTAGTTTCATTGTTTATTTTATTTGTTTTATTCATGTCAGGCTCCTTTACGTTGTTCCTGTATTTTGATCACTAAAGTCTTTTACTTCTTTAGCAAATCGTTTTAGTGCTGCATCATCGTTAATGTTAATACCAAATGTTTTAGCAGTTGATAAATCATCACCTGTGAGCTTAACTCTATTACTACTTGTTCCTTTTTTACGAGAAACTCCAGCAACCGGAGATTGCACTCTGTTAGTTTTTTGTACTACATTTTGATTACTTTTGGAAGTGTTTTCTTCTGATTTATTAAAATAACCAAGATTACTTGCTTTTAATCTTTTACTCATCTCATCATAATAACCAGGATCATGCACGTCCCAACCTTCTTCAGTTAATTCAGCATCAATTCCATAAGCCATTGCAGTTTCTTTTCTGTAACCAGGTTTATTAAACCATGTTGAATTTTCTTTTACCCATTCAGAAGCTAGAGGTGGAGCTTTATCTTTTTTCTCCTTAACAACTTTAGGTACTCTAGCAGCGTAATCTTCAGTTTTTGTCATTTGACTTCTAATTTCAGCAAGATTTTCATACAATTTCACTTGTTTATCTGTATTTCCTTCTTCAATCGCTGATTTAAGTTCATTTGATATTGCAGTAGATTGATTAGAAAGTGATTTATTAGCCATATCATAAGTTCTTTTTTCCATAGAATTTATTTTTTGTTCTAAATCAACTATTCTTTGTTCAGCATCTGCTCTTTTTGCTACTTCTTTCTGAATTCTTTTACGCACTTTAACAGAATAAGGTAAATCTTCTGAATATGAAGGTGTTTTTTCAGCAGGTGTAGTTTCTACATCATATTTTACTTCATTTTCATAAGATATATCAGTCCCATGATCTTTTTCTTTTTTATATGTTCGTTTATCTTCTTCTTCACTAGAAGGTTTTTCTTGTTCTTGTTGTAACTTTTCTAATGGATTTAAAGGTACATCTACCTCTTGTCCTTCTACAACATCGTCAAGTTTTACTTCTAATTCTTTCTTTTCTTTTTCATTCTCTGGCATAGTATCTCCTATGTTGGCATTAACTTATGTTAATGTATGTTATAATTGTTGAGTTATTATATCTGGATTTTCCAGAGTTGCAATAATCTCATCATCATTTAATAACAGCATTTTAACCTTTTGTACAGAAATTCTTGCACCTGCATATCTACCAAAAATAACCCAATCACTTACTTTACACCAAGGTTGTTTTCTATCACTATAACATTCTGACCCCATTGCTATTATTTGACCTACACTATTTAAATAAGATTGACTATCTTTATTTGAATCAGTCAATATAATACCACCTTTCGTTTTTTCTATAACTCCTCTAGGTCTTATTAATATTCTATAACCCGCCGGTTGAGGGACTTTTTCTGGTGTAGGTATACTATTATCAGTCGCCCATATATCATTATGTATCATCTTCTATTTCTCCTGTTTTATATTTTTCAATTAATTCATTAATTATTTGTAATGATTTATCTAAACCTTGTCCATATCCATAGACACGTTTAAATTCAGGAAGATTTTCTACACCTTTAGATAATAGATTATTACTTAATTCTTGTTTATGTTCCGTTATTGTTTTCTTGATCGCTTGTATTAGGCG